GCCACAGAGCCGCCTAAGGAGAGCGAAATTGATGCGTTGCTAGCCAAGGTATCAAAGAACATAAACAATGCCTCGCAGGCCACCGCAATGGCCAAGGAGGTATCGCAGAAGATGGCAGAAGAAAAGGCCAAGGAGAAAGAGCAACTCAAGCAGGCCGTTACTGCTGCCGAAGCCAAGGTTGAAAAGATGGAGAAGGTGCAAGAGATGTACGCTGCCAAGATGATTGCCAACGGAATCGACACCACCATCGAGGAGATCAAGATGACCGGGCCTGCATACGACGCTTACTTGAACTATGTTGAAGAGGGCGGCAAAGATGACTTTGACTATTTCAGAATGTACCTATGGCAACAAAAGTAAAGAGCACAAAAGAGGCTACCAAGTGGAAGCCAAAGGCATCGATCAAACGCCCAGGCGTTGTGTCTAAGAAGAAGAGCTCTTCAATGAAGACCTCGAAGAACTACGTCAAGAAATACAAAGGCCAGGGACGATGAAAGACGCTTGCTACACCAAGGTAAAGGCACAGTACGACGTGTTCCCTTCAGCGAGGGCGTCACAGGCCATTGCCAAGTGTAGAAAGGCCTCTGGTAATGTCAAGAAGACAAAGGCCGGGTCTGACCTAAAGCGTTGGGGAGCGGAGAAGTGGGTAGACACCAAGAGCGGCAAAGCTTGCGGTGCAGGCGGAAAGAACGAGTACTGCCGCCCGTCAAAGCGTGTGTCGTCAAAAACACCGGTCACAAAGTCAGAGATGAGCAGCTCAAAGCTGTTGGCAAAGAAGGCTGAGAAGTCAAGAGTGGGTATGGGGTCACGCGTCTCTAGTGTAAAAAAGAAATGATGGAGGGCTTTTTGTTTGGGACGTTGTTCGTTACCTTTACAATAGGCATTTCATATATCATAGGAGAGTACTTAGATGGCAAAGATTACAGGAAAAAACACTAGACCGGGCAGTAACAAAGTTACTGGCCGAGATTATTCAAAAGAAAAAGCTTACCAGTCTACCCCAGCACGCAACAAGTATCGCGCTGAGCTGAACGCTGAAGCTCGTGAGCGTGGCATCTACGGCAAGCGTAAGTCAATGGACCTCAGCCACACCAAGGACGGCAAGATGGTCCTTGAAAACAAGTCTAAGAACAGAGCGCGACAGGGCGCCAACGGTAAGTCAACCAAGAAATAATGTTTAGGTATCCAGTAAAGTTCGACCAGTACCTACAGGACCTACAAAAGTCTATTGACTACATCCTGAAGATTATTCGCAAGCCGAAGGTCGACAAGATCATTGCTGGAACATATATCACTGTATCTCCTGCCTCTGGCACGGGAGATGTGACCGTGTCTGTAAACACCGCCCTTCTACACAGTGGTGGACTGTACGCACAGACGGCGCCGGCAACGGTAGTAACAGGCACCGCACCACAAACACTTATAAATGGTGGCGTTGGAACCATGACAGTCCCCGCAAACGGTTTCCAGGTAGGAGACTCTTTTGTTGGGTATTTTGCAGGAAAGATATCATGTGTCAACAACGCAGTACTCGAAATACATGTGCTGTCTGACGGAGATACGCTTGCAGACACTGGCCTGATGACATTATTCGCAACTACCAACAAGGACTGGGAGATGTTTGTGAACTTCACGGTTCGATCAATTGGAGCAGCCGGCGTGGGTGCAATTGCGACATCTGGCAGGTTCTCGTACAACAAAGACTCTGCAGCACAGCCAGAGAGTATTGGGTTCTTTAACTTAGACAACACCACATTTGACACAACGGTTAGCAACACGCTAAACGTTACGGCTCAGTGGGACACAGGTAATCCGATCAACCAGATACGAACAGAGATGTTCAACCTGTATCGCATTTATTAACTAAATTTGCGAGATGAAAAAGATACTTGAGATTTTCAAGGGAGACAATGGTGAATACTCTAGCAAGCGGTTTGTTGGAATCATCGGTGCCTTCGTATTATTCGGCACAATGGCTCACAACTCAATGAGCCCACAAGAGATTGCACCCAGTGCTGAGCTGGTAGCTGCTGTAGAGTGGGTGACCATCCTCACGCTCGGTTTTACGTCTATCGACAAGTTTAGCGGTAAGAACAATGCCGAAGGATAAGCCAATCCCAAAGACGACCACCGGAAAGGGTGCCAACTATCTTCCAACGAAGAAGGGCGCCGGCATGACCGAGAAGGGAGTCGCTGCGTATCGCAAGGCCAACCCGGGCAGCAAGCTAAAGACAGCGGTAACCGGCAAGGTCAAAGCGGGAAGTGCTGACGCAAAGCGTCGTAAGTCATTCTGTGCTCGTAGTGCAGGGCAGATGAAGATGTTCCCGGAGGCCGCCGCAGATCCGAACTCACGCCTCAGACAGGCACGTAAACGCTGGAAATGTTAAAGTACGCTGTTGCCATCCTATTGCTCACATCGTGCAGTGCAAGCTGGCACATCAAGCGTGCAATCAAAAAAGACCCGTCCCTACTCTTGAGTGGGGACACTGTCTTAGTCCATGACACCGTTATCACCACAAAGGAGCGCGTGCTTTACGACAGCTTTGTGACAACCGAGTACGACACCATTACCATCGAGGACAGCTTTGTGTACACACAGGTCATCCGCAAGGACAACGTGATCAAGGTCTACACCAAGTGCAAGTCTGACACCGTTCGCATCACCACGAAAATTCCCTTCCAGTTGCCACCAAAAGTTGTAAAGGCTGGGATGACAGACGTGCAGACCGCGATTTGGGCAGCGCTGGCATTGCTTTTGTTAATTATTATCATTAGATTTGTAAGCAAATGAATACACTAGAATCAACCGAATTAGAGAACTTGAAGGACCTCAACTTTAAGGTTAAGACACTCAAAGAAGACATTGCTGACATTGAAGTATCTTTGTCAAGACTAAAAACCAAGAAACAGAGCGCACTGTTCGAGATCGAGGTAGCCGCTGAGGAGCTTTCAAAGTTCCAAGCTGAGCTGTTCGAGAAGTACGGTAACGTGACGATCGACCTAAGCACAGGAGAAATAAAAAATGCCTAATATCAATAACTACACAACCGACACAGCCTTGGTGGGAACCGAGAAGCTGTTGATGTCTGACACCCCTGCCGGCGGTGCGACAAAGAATACCACAGTAGACGCAGTTGCCGACTTCGCTTGGACCTCTGGAGCCCCACAGGTAACGCAGGCTCAACGATTGGCCTTGACCGCTACATTGGGTCAGGTAGTATATCAAACAGACGCTACAGAGGGCTTGTATCAGTACAAGTCAACTGGCTGGTCAGCTTTATGATCATACGCAAGATATCGGTTGGAGCAGACTACAAGAATGCCATGAACTATCTTCATGGACAGGACGTGCTGCGTGGTGAGTACACCATCGACTTGATTATCATGCGAGATAATGGATTCATTGAGATTTGGATTAAGAACAACTCTGGCGTGTTGCTGTGGAAGTCGTTCAATAGCAACATGCCGGTGTCAATCGAATACGACATAGACTTTTAAATAAAATGAAATCACCGCTCTGCTTTGTAGTAGAGCCTGTTGGCGACAAGCTTTACGACAACACAAATGAAATTGGGCTCATACTGAGCGCATCGAAGGAGGACCACACAGTAACGAACAGATTCGCTACGGTCATCGCCACTCCAATTTTATACACCGGGGAGATCACCCCTGGTGACACACTGATGGTACACCACAACGTGTTTAGAAAGTACTTCGACATCCGTGGCAAGGAGGTCTACGGGCCATCACACTTCAGAGACAAAACATTCTTAATAGAGGACGACCAGTACTTCCTGTACAAGCACAACGGACAGTGGAAAGCTCCACACCCGTACTGCATGGTCAAGCCTGTAGAGAACTACGACGAGGGCGTAATCATGTCTACGGACCTAGAAAAGCCATTGTTAGGAATTCTTAAGTACGGAAATGAGTACCTTTACTCAAAGGGCCTCAAAGACGGAGACTTAATCAGCTTTCAACCAGAGAGCGAGTACGAGTTCAAGGTCGACGGAGAGAAGCTGTACCGCATGATGAGCAAAAATATCTGTGTAGCGTTATGACAACCGAGAGAGAGTTCAAAGAGAAGATCATCGCTGCCGCAGAGAAGGCCATCGTGGAGCTGATACTGGTGGCCAAAGAGCCGATCATAGGCGGTGGTGCAGAGACAGACCTGTCTGCCGACAAGCTCAAGAACGCTGCGGCGACAAAGAAGCTTGCCATCATGGACGCGTTTGACATCCTCAAGCGGATCCAAGAGGAGAGAAACATGCTCGACGCACCGGAGGCCAAAAAGACTCCCGACGCTGTTGAGACTAAGAAGGGTTTTGCGGAAAGGTTCTCTAAATGACCAAGCTGTACCAAGTCCTAAAGGACGTTGTAAGGCCAGAGGTTCTTAGCAAGAAGAACAAAGACAAGTCTTGGGAGTACG